GAATACGGCAAGCTTACCGGGACCCTCCAGGAGCAGCTCGCCCTCCAGATTCTTTTGCTCCGGGCCGAAAAGGATCGGAAGCTCCAGGCGGCCGACCCGAAGCTCCGGGACGCCATCGAGCGCCTCTACGCGGAGCAGGAACGGCTGCTCCGCCTCCAGCGCGACGGCTCCTTTATGGACGGCCTGTCCGAAGGACTCAAGAAATGGCAGCGCGAAATGCCGACGGCGTTCAGCCAGGGCCTTGAGGCAATCGAAATGCTGAAGCGCGGCATCGATTCCGCGGCCGACGCCCTGGCCGAATTCACCATGACCGGCAAGATGGACTTTTCGAGCTTTGCCGACTCGATCATCAGGGACATCCTCCGCATGCAGTACAAGGCACTGCTCACGCAAATGTTCGGCGGTGAAGGCGGTCTCTTCGATTGGCTAAAGGGGCTCTTTGGCGGCGGCGGTCCGACCACCGGCGCCTACGGGGTCGAGACCTACGCCGGGATCGGGCACCGGGGAGGACCGGCCGAAAGCCTGCCGGACCACCGATACGTGGCCTCGTATCTGTTCGCCCGCGCCCCGCGCTTCCACGACGGGCTCGCCCCGGATGAGTTCCCGGCCGTCCTGCAGCGGGGCGAGCGGGTGCTCTCGCGCCGCGAAACCCGCGAATACGGCGCCGCAAACCGCGCGCCGGAGGTCGTCTTCAACGTCCAAAACAAGACGAACACGCCGGTCACGGCCGATAAGACCCGCGCGGCCTTCGACGGCAAACGCTACGTGGTCGACGTGATCCTCGACGACTACAGCCGCGGGGGAGACATCTGGAAGATGATAAGGGGGAACCGCAATGGCTGATTTCCCGACGTTTGACACAACGCCCGCAATCGATTCCTGGTCCGAGGAAAAAGCCTTCGACCCCACCATCCGGGCGCGATCCGAGGCCGGCTACACCAAGACGCGCGCCCGCACCACGCGCATCCCGAAAAAATACACCGTGGTCTACTCTCCGCTCCACCTTTTCAACAAGACGGCCGTGGCCGACTTCGAGGACACGGTCAAAGTCGGGGCCGATTCCTTCAACTGGACCCATCCCATCGACGGCGCGATCAAGGTGGTGCGCTTCGCCGAGCCGGTAAAATACACGGCCCTCTGGCACAAAACCTGGTGGAAGGTCGAAATGACCCTGGAGGAGGTGTAGCCGTGAAATCCCTGCCCGCCGTGCTGGTCCGCGAAAAGAACAAGCTGGCCACGCCCGACCCGTGGATCGTGCTCCTCGATATCGAGCTCGATGCGACGCACAAGCTCTATTTTTGCAGCAACAATCAGAACGTCACCTGGAGCGGCCGGGTCTACACGGCCTTTCCGTTCCTGCTTGAGCCCACCGAGGAGAACAGCAAGGGGGAAATCCCGTCGGTGTCGCTCAAGGTGGCAAACGTCACGCAGGTGATCCACGCCTACCTGGAGCAGCTCGACGGCGCCGTCGGCGCGACGGTCACCATCCGCGTGGTGAACGCGGGCTACCTCTCCGAGGACGCATCCGAGCTGGACATGACCTTCACGGTGGTCTCGACTTCGGCCGACGCCGAATGGATCGTCTTCACCCTGGGAGCGCCCAACCCCTTGAGGCGCAGGTTTCCCCCGTTCCGGTTCATCGCAAAACACTGCCACTGGGAATTCAAGGGGCATGAATGCGGCTATTCCGGGGCGTTCGCCGATTGCGACCGGAGCTTCGAGAACTGCGAGGAGCGGTCCAACACGCGCCGCTTCGGCGGCTACCGGGGCCTCTCCGAGAAGGGATGGAGGGTTGCGTGAGGCCGACAACGCCTGCCCGGGACGCCTGTCCCGTCGCCGAAATCGAGAAGCCCCTTGCCTACGTCGACCTTCTGGGCAAACCCTTCGAGCTCGGCGGGCGCGGGCCGAACGCCTACGACTGCTACGGCCTGGCGGCCGAGGTCCGCCGGCGCGTCGGCCGCCCCATCCCGGAGGATTACACGCACGGCCGCGACGCTCGAAGCTGCCACCTCGAAATCGCGCGGGCCGCCGCGGACGGCTTCATCGAGCTTGCCTCCCCGGAGCCCTTTTGCCTTGTGACCTTCCGGATCGTTGCGCCCTTCACGTCGCACATCGGCGTGGTCCTGGCCGACCGCTTCCGGTTCATCCACATCATGCGGGTATGCCGCGTGGCCGTCGAACGGCTCGATTGCCTGTCCTGGCATCACCGCATTACGGGGTTCTGGGAAATAAGGGATCGCAATGGAATGCCCCCTTGGCCCGAGTGACCGCAGTCATACGAAGTTGTGTTCAAGATGGATCTTTCAAGCACAAGAGAGCGGGGGAATGATTCCCCCGCACCCCCCAAATTTCGGCCACGCGCGCAAGCGCGTGAGGCCGAGTGCTCGGCGCTGTCGGCGACCGGCCGAAGGCCGCCGCCGCAGCGCCACACGGAGCCGCGAAGCGGCGAGGGGGTGTGGGGGATACGTCCCCCACGCTTTTAGAATATCATTTTGAACGCAATTATCCATGCCCCCTGCGACACCCGCGAAGCATGAAAACAGACTCCCGAGGGAGTCTATTTTCTAGGTAAATCCGTATCAGACGGTTTTCGTAGCGTCTTTGCGCCGTGGCGTGAGGAAAAAAAGAAAGAACCAAACCAGGACCGATTAAATGAGCGAATCCAAGGATCTTGTTGAAGGGACAGCCCCCGTTCCCCCCGGGCACCTTCAGGTGGTGAGCGTCGATCACCCGTTCCGGCGATCGGAGCGGCGCATCGACCTGGTCGAATGGAAGCCGGGCATGAGCCTCTCCGACGTCGTCGCATCCCGCGTCCCGGAAAACCTCCCCGTGAAGGTCTTTCTCGACGGCCTGGAGATCGCCCCCGGCGACCGCGCCCGGGTTTATCCAATGCCCGGCAGGCAGGTGCTCATCGTCCCGGAGCTCGGCTTCGACGACGGATTCAAGGGCATCCTCCGGTTCATCCTCCAGATCGCCCTGGTCGCCGCGGGCTTTATCATGCAGGCGATGGGCGTGCCGGGCTGGCTCATCTTCGGAACCATGCTCGTGGGCGGCATCCTCATCAACGTGCTGCTTCCTCCCCAGGCGCCCAAAAAGCCCGACACGGCCCTCGACAGCCAGGCCTACAACTGGGCGCCCCAGAACACCGAGCAGCAGGGAGTCCCGGTCCCGCGCTGGTACGGCAAAAACCGCATCTACGGCAACATCGTCGCAAGCCACATCGAAAACCGCGACTCGACCCAGATTCTCAACGCCCTCATCTGCCTGGGGCTCGGGCCGGTGAAAAGCCTCGGCGATTTTCGCATAAACGACCAGGCGGTCAAGCACTTCAAGGCCGTGCACGTGCGCGCCCGCTACGGCCGCCTCAACCAGACCCCCATCGCCGACTTCAAAAAGACCAAGATCGAATACCCCGCCTCGGTAAAGGTGGTTTACGGCTCCCCGTACACCTACACGACCGTGGGAAACGATTTCGACGCCCTGGAAGTCGATATCTCCTTTCCCGAGGGCCTCTGGCATTACCCGCCCGAAAGCTCGGGCCTCGAAGGCTTCGCGGTCCGGTTCCAGATCGCGGTGCGAAAGGTCGGAACCTCCACGTGGCATCACATCGCCCGGCAACCCTCGGATGTTGCCGGCTACAACAAGGTGTTCGTCTCCGCGGCGCGCTGGTCCCTGGGCAAATGGGTGGACCCGGGGGCCGATCCCGACTGGACGGACCACGAAGGCGCGGACGTCTGGTTTGAAAACCTCGCCGGAACGTCGGGGTTCTACGACCATTACGAAGGGGAGGTCTATCCCGACCAGACCGAGCTGTTCTGGCACTGGATCGGAGACGACGGGGGCGAGTACATAGCTACGTCGACCGATTCCTACGAGGTCTGGCAGGATTATTTCGACGCCTTCGGTCAGAGCGAGAAGCCCAGGCACTGGACCATGCGCTACCGGGTGCCGGACGGCGAAAAGGGGCAATACCAGGTCCGGGTGACGCGGGTGACGCCCACGGCCACTCCCCAGAACCGGTACGGCCAGGACATGTACTTTGCCGGGGTGGCCGAGGTGCTCTGCGACCCCTTCGAATACCCCCGGCACGTGCTCGTCGCCGTGAGCGCCCGGGCAACGGACCAGCTCTCGGGGTCGCTGCGGTTTTCGTGCGTCGGGGAGATGGCCGTGATCCGGGTCTTTGACGGATCGAGCTGGAGCATCGAGTACTCGAACAACCCGGCCTGGGTCGCCTACGACATCCTG